AAGCTATGTTTAGTGGTACAGGTAAAAAAATAGATGCAGATATTATGAAGTATGAAGTAAAAGAATTACCTGGCATAGAAATTTATAGACATGACGATGGTAAAGTTTTTGTATCAGGCAAAAATGAATATGGAAAATCATATGAGATTGAATACGAACCACCAGGCTATGAGTTAGTAGATGAAACAACAGGCAAAGCTGTAAAGAGACCAGGTGATTTTATAGCTCAAGAAGAAGTGCCTGTTAACGTAGATCCTGATGGCAACGCTGATTTTGATGTAGAGGTTCTTGAAGATTTAGATCAACTATTAGGATCAGATACAAGAGTTATGGAAGAATTTGCAACAGGTAAAAAAATTAAAGAAATGAAATCAGGTGAATACAACGTTGGTCAAGCTGAGGCTAGAGCAGAGCAAGCAGCTGATGAGGCTGCAGAACTAGAGGTGTTTGATGAAATTGACTAAAACCATACCCCCTAAAAGAGGACCTGAGTCTCAGGGGTTGCTTATTGATTATAATACTGTTAAACCTGTAAAACTGGAGAAAATAAATGGCAGACATAGACAAGGATTTACCAAACGTAGATCAAGAGTTAAAGATTCCATCACCTGAAGAAATTGAAGTTGCTGAACAAGAAAAGCAACAAGAAGTTGATGAACAAGGTAATCCTGTAGATATTACAGAGAACGAAGATGGATCAGTAGATATTAATTACGATCCTGCAATCGCATCTGTCGAAGGCGGAGAAAATCATTACGACAATTTAGCTGAACATTTACCTGATGATGTATTAGGAAGATTAGGTTCAACACTTTATCAAAATTACCAAGACTATAAAAATTCTAGAAAAGATTGGGAAAGATCTTACAGAGAAGGTTTAGATTTATTAGGATTTAAATACGATCAAAGAACAGAACCTTTTCAAGGTGCATCTGGCGCAACTCACCCTGTATTAGCTGAAGCTGTAACTCAGTTTCAAGCATTAGCTTACAAAGAATTATTACCAGCAGAAGGCCCAGTTAGAACACAAATTTTAGGTGTGCCTACTCCAGAAAAAGAACAACAATCTCAAAGAGTAAAAGATTTTATGAATTACCAAATAATGGAAAAGATGAAAGAATATGAACCAGATTTTGATTCAATGTTATTTCATTTACCGTTGGCAGGATCTGCTTTTAAAAAAGTATATTATGATGAAGCTACTTCAATGGCTTGCTCTAAATTTGTTCCTGCGGATGATTTGATTGTTCCGTATACAGCTACCTCATTAGACGATGCGGAATCAATCATACATCGAGTACAGATTTCTGAAAATGAATTAAGAAAACAACAAGTTGCTGGTTTCTATAGAGACATAGAATTGAAACCAGGATTAATGAACGAAACTGAAGTAGAGAAAAAAGAACGAGAACTTGAAGGACAAACTAAAGGTAGAGAAGAAGATATTTTTAATTTGTTAGAGTGTCACGTAAATTTAGATCTTGAAGGTTTTGAAGACATGGGTGAAGACGGTGAACCAACAGGAATTAAAATGCCTTACGTTGTAACTGTAGAAGAAAACTCAAGAGAAATTTTATCAATCAAAAGAAACTACGAAGTCGGTGATCCATTAAAGAAAAAAATAGATTATTTTGTACATTTCAAATTTTTACCAGGTTTAGGTTTTTATGGTTTTGGTTTAATCCATATGATTGGTGGTTTATCAAGAACAGCAACAGCTGCTTTGAGACAACTACTAGATGCAGGAACATTATCTAATTTACCTGCTGGATTTAAACAAAGAGGAATCAGAATTAGAGATGATGCACAATCTATACAACCTGGAGAATTTAGAGACGTAGACGCACCAGGCGGAAATATTAGAGATGCATTTATGATGCTTCCGTTTAAAGAACCATCGCAAACACTCTTAGCACTTATGGGCGTCGTAGTACAAGCAGGTCAAAGATTCGCTTCAATAGCAGATCTGCAAGTAGGTGAGGGTAATCAACAAGCGGCAGTGGGTACGACAGTAGCTTTGTTGGAAAGAGGAAGCAGAACAATGTCTGCTATTCACAAAAGAATTTATGCAGCCCTAAAACAAGAATTCAAATTAATGTCTAGAGTTTTCAAGTTATATCTACCACAAGAATATCCTTACGATGTTGTTGGCGGTCAAAGAATGATTAAACAAACGGACTTTGACGATAGAGTAGATATATTGCCAGTTGCGGATCCCAATATTTTCTCACAGACACAGCGTATTTCCCTCGCACAGTCGGAACTGCAGCTGGCTCAATCTAATCCACAAATTCATAATTTGTATCAAGCGTATAGAAATATGTATGAAGCGTTAGGCGTTAAAGATATTGATAAACTTTTAAAACGACCACAAGTTCCCACACCGAAGGACCCAGCGTTAGAACATATTGACTCTCTCGCTGGGAAACCATTCCAAGCTTTCCCTGGTCAAGACCACAGAGCACACATAACTTCGCATTTAAATTTTATGGCAACAAACATGGCCAGAAATAATCCGATGATTATGGCTTCGTTAGAGAAAAACTGTTTTGAACACATTTCTTTAATGGCACAAGAACAAATTGAAGTAGAATTTAGACAAGAGCTACAACAAATCATGGCAATGCAACAAAATCCTCAAGCAATGCAGAACCCTCAAATGCAAATGCAAATGAAAATGATATCTGAAAAGATTGAAGCAAGAAAAGCACAACTAATTGCTGACATGATGGAAGAATTTACTAAAGAAGAGAAGAAAATTACATCTCAATTTGACAATGACCCTATTGCTAAACTAAGAGCAAGAGAATTAGACCTTCAAGCACAAGAAAATCAAAGAAAACGTGAAGAAGGAGAGGAAAGAATCAACCTTGATAAGATGAGAGCGATGATGAATCAACAAAACCAAGATGAAAAGCTTGAACAAAACGAAGAATTAGCAAATTTAAGAGCTGATACATCAATTGAGAAGACAATCTTGTCAAAAACAATTCCTAGCCCAGTAAAAAGGTGACAATTTTTTAAAAAAAGAGTAAAGTAAATAACAAAGGAGCTAATATGGCAGAAAAAAACAAAAAAGACCTTAACCAAGAAATGTTTACGAACAAAGATGGTTATGTTGAAGGTGGAATTGAAATAGAAACTACAAATCCAACTGAAACACAAGATGCAGAAGTTCAAGGTCAAGGAAAAATTTTAAAAGAGAAAAAAAGAACAGCTAAGTGGTATTAGTATGTGGTTATCGGCAATTAAATTAGCCGTCTCTGCTGGTAGTAAAATTTACGCTAACAAGCAGAAGACTAAAATGGCAATGTCTGATGCACAGCTTATGCATGCATCAAAAATGGCCCGTGGTGAGGAAGCTTACCAAGGAAAACTTTTAGAGTCGAGACAATCCGACTGGAAGGACGAGGCAGTATTAGTAATCCTAAGTTTGCCAATCGCAATTTTGGCCTGGGCAGTGGTATCGGACGATCCGACTGCGATGGACAAGGTAAAACTGTTTTTTGAGATGTTTTCAGAACTTCCGAAATGGTTTACAAATTTATGGATACTTGTAGTAGCAAGTATTTATGGTATAAAAGGAACACAAATATTTAAAGGAACAAAAAATGGCAAATAGAAGATACAACACACAAACTAGAAAACCTTTTGCTAAAGGTTCTTTCCCAGATTATTCTGGAGATGGTAAAATTACTAAAAAAGATATTCTTATGGCAAAAGGTGTAATACCTAAACCTAAAAAGAAGAAAAAAAATAAAACGGTAAAAGCATAATGGCTAAACTTTGTGCAAAAGGTAAATCAGCAGCAAAAAGAAAATTTAAAGTATATCCTAGTGCTTATGCAAACATGTATGCATCAGGTGTATGCTCTGGTAAAATAAAACCAGGCGGAAGAAAAAAAGCTGCTTCTGGTGGACCTATACAAATGGCTGGAATGGCTAGAAAAAGAAGAGCTGGTTGTGCGTAGGTATTACTCAGAAGGCGGATTAAGAAAATGGGTGAAAGACAAATGGGTAGACATTGGAGCACCGAAGAAGGACGGCAAGTATCAACCTTGCGGAAGATCGAAGGGGAGCAAAAGAAAATATCCGAAGTGCGTACCACTTGCAAAAGCCACACGAATGTCAAGCTCGCAAAAGGCGAGTGCTGTCAAACGAAAAAGAGCAGCCGGTAATCCAGGCGGTAAACCTACAAACGTTAGAACTTTTGCTAAAGATGGCGGAGCACAATACACAGGACCAGCAATTAACTCTACATACGCAGGTAAAAAACTAAATAATTCATCTTACACAAAATATTATAAAGGAATGATTTAATGAGAAAAGACTTTGCAAAAGGTACTTCCATTCCTAGAACTAAAAAAAACTACAGACCTACAAAGTCTGGAGCGGGTATGACTCGAGCCGGTGTCGCTGCCCATAGAAGAGCAAATCCCGGTTCTAAACTAAAAACAGCCGTGACTGGTAAAGTGAAAAAAGGGTCAAAAGCTGCAAACCGACGTAAGTCGTACTGTGCAAGAAGCGCAGGTCAATTAAGAAACTCGT